CTGCCGAAAGTCGCGCGGGTCGTCGTACGGGTGCAAGTGAAAGCGCCCGGTCTTCTCGAGCGCGACGGCGTAGCGTTTCACCACGGGATGCGCGGCGAAAAACTGCGCGAGCGCGGGATCGTGGGCTTGCCACTCGAGCGCGATGTGGTAATACGCGGCCGTCTGCAGATCCTTGCAGGCGTCCTCCGGCCGGCCCGTGGCGAAGTCGAGCAACACGGCGCCGGCGTCAAGAATGCCTAGACAATCGAGCGTGCCGGCGATCTGCAGTTGGGGCGAGGCGATCCGGTGTTCGTTGAGCACGGGCGTAAAGCGGCGTTGATCACAAAAGCTGATCCAGGCGTCGAGGTAGCCGACGAAGTCCGGAAAGTCGGCGCGGAAGGCGTCGAGATCGAGATCGCGATCGTTGTAGAAGTGGATCGCTTCGTGGACGATCGAGCCGCGGCGGCGCGCGGCCTCGAGAATGCCGGCGGGGATGCCGGAGAAGTCGATCAGGCCGGCCGCCTTGAGTATGCCGGTCACGGACGGGACGACGGCGCCGTCGAGCTCGTAGCGGTGCGCGGCGTGGTCAAACGAGAGGACGGGGATCATGCGCGCTCGCCTTCGATGACGTCGTCGGGCGCCGGCCCGAGGGCGGCGCGCGGCATGCGGCCGGTCTCGTAGGATTCGGCGATCTGCGGCGTGATGAGATCGGCCACGGTCTGATCGTTCGGCATGACGATCTGCGCCAGGAACGCCTGCTCGAAGACTTCGATCCCACTTTCGACCGATTCGAGTTTGGCCTTGATGACGAGAAGGAGCGCGCGCCAGCGTTGGCGCTCGAGGCGCTCGGCGCGGCTCGCGTTCAGTTTCCGGCGGTCCGGCAGGGTGATCAGAAAACGGACGATCCGATCGTGCAAGCGGAATTGCACGCGGGCGCGGAGCTGGTCGTAGTCGACGGCGGTGCCGTACTGCTTGGCTTTGTGGCGCTCGAGCAGGGCCTCGATTTGGGCGCGGGATTTCGCGACGGCTACCTCGGTGCGTTCAGCGTACATGGTCGCCGCCGTCCTTCCGCAGTGTCGGCACGTCGATCGACGCATTCCCAAATAGCAGATCGGCGAGGACGCCGAAGATCAAGACCGTCGCGTCGTCGTGGTGCGGCAGCATGCCGGCGCCGTCGAGGCGAGAGACGATCGCCTCGGTGATCTGCGCCAGGCGGATCCCGCGGGCGGCGGCGAGCAGATGATCGCGGGCTTCGTCGGCCGCGGCGGGGTCGTCGCCGTATTCGTAGACGGATCGCGGGACGTGGCTCATGCCGGCCTCGCCTCGCCTTCGCAGGGGCGATCGTGGGTGCACGTGCCGGCGTCGTCGAGGATGTCGCGCCAGAGCGGGACGACGGCCGCGTCGACGTGGACGAGCGCGGCGCGGAGCTCGGTGAGGCAATGCCGATCGCGACAGTGCACGGCCAGGCGCGCGCGCAAAAAGCGGCACACGTCGCCCGGGGTGTCGTCGGTGTGCTGGACACGGTAATTGCAAAAGACGCAAGACACGATCAGCGTCGGGCGATCAGACATCGGCGTCGCCTCGTTAGCGGCTGAAGGGGATCTGTCCGGCGGTGAGCGGCGGATCCGTGGGCGGCGTCTGCGCGGGCGGCGGTGCGGCCTCGGCCGGTGCGTCGACGGCAAACGACTTGATGTTGTGGTACGTCTTCCCGTTCCAATCGTTGCTTTCGTACGTCAGGCGGATCGTGTGATCGGTGCCCTTGAATTTCTCGAGCTCGAGGGCGATCGCGGCGTCTTTGGTCGTGTACTCCTGCGGGTCGCCGTCGAGCGTGATCGCGTAGTTCTGCTTGTCCTTCCCAAACACGCGGATGTTCTTGATCCGCCGCGCGTCGGTGACGGTGGCCGCCGTCGCCGCCGGCTTTGTTTCGGAGGCGCGCTTGACCGTTGCCCGTTCGCGTGGTGAGCCGCTGGACGTCGTCCCCTGTAGATCCGTCGGGAGATCCTCGAGGTCTTGATCGAAGATGTCCGAGCAGGCCGTGACGACGCGGACCATAGCGACCATGCCGCGTTTGGCGGCCATCATCAGGACGGTGTTGGCGAGATCCGCCGGCGACGTGCGGATCTGTTTGGTTTCCGTGCCCTGGCGGTCGTACTTGATGCGGCGGTGATCGGGATCGGTCGCGGCCCATTCCTTTTCGTGGACGGCCGCGCGCCATCGCCAGCGTTCTTCGGACGTCGAGGCTTCGCCGATACCTTCGCCGAGGGTTTCGCCGGTTGCTTGGCTGAATCCGACGACGCGGACGCGATACCGGACGGCGTCGGCGGTTGCCAGGTCTTCGACTTCCAGCCGCGTACCGACGCGAAACGTCATAAGCAGGAGCTCGGCGCCGGGCTTCCACAGGGACGGCTTTTGCGTGCCGGGTACCTTGCCGTAGTGCACGTTTTCCTGCATCAGCGTCGTCATGATTTCTTGCACCTTGCGGACGCGGGCGACGACGTCGCTTGTCTGCAAGCCGCGATCGATCGCAAGGGCGGTCGAGCCGGGCGCGGCATAGTCGGTGATGGTCATCGGCGGCGGTCCTCGGCGTTCCACAATTGGCGGCGTTCAATGGTGAGCGGGATCCGGGCGGCGGCGCGCTCGGCCCGCGCGAAACGGCGGCGGCGCTGTTCGTGCGCGAGGCGCTCGAGCGCCAGGCGGACGAGATCGACGAGGCGCGCGATCGGCCCGCGGATCATGCGTGCCGCCGTAACAGCCGAGGCTGTCCCCACTGGCCCGCGAGATAGCGATCGACCAGGTCGGCGCGGTAGCGAATGACGCCGCCAAGGCGCGGTTTGAGCTCCTCGAGAAACGGGAGTTTCCCCGCGCGCTTCAGATCCGTGAACGTCGTTCGGCTCATCTTGAGGCGCTGCTGGATCTCCCGGGCGGTGTAACAGGCGGGGCTCATGCCGGTACCGCCTCGGGATCGGCCGCACGGGCTCGACTGCGGGTCCGAACACGGGGCGGGCCGAATTCGATCGACAGCGGATCGACTTCGAGCGCCTTCGCGAGGGCGACCACGGTCACCAGCGAGGGGCGCGCGGTCTTGTCGCGTTCCAAGCGCGAGATGCTGTTTTGGGGGACTTTGCTGCGCTTGCAGAGGTCGTCCTGGGTCCAACCGCGCCGCATCCGTAAGGTCCGAAGGTGCATGAACAGAGCCTCCACTATTTCGTGGGAGGCTAATCCCGTACTGGATACCAGTCAAGGATATCCAGATTTATTGAGTAAAACCGCATTCTCCGTGCAAGAGTTGGATCAATATCCGTAGTCGGATACTATTATCGCTATGAGATGGGCAAAAATTCGTGCGCACTACGCCGGGCTACAGGCGCAGGCACAGGCGGCGGGCGTGACGCAGAAAGCCATTGCCGCTCGGGGCGGCATCGGACAAAACGATGTGTCGCGCTTGCTCGCTAATGATCGGCTCGGGCCGTCGGTCGAGATTTTTGTACGCGCGGTCGAAGGGCTCGGGCTCACCCTGTCAGCGTTCTTCGCCGAATTCGAGCGGGCGATGAACGAGACTCCCGCCGCGCCGGCCGCCGCGGGATCGTCGTTGTCGGCGTCGTCGGCGTCGTCTGCAGACAGGAGGTTCTTTCATGGCGGTGCTTCGATTTCCCCTGAGCGACTCACGGCGGATGCTGCCCAATTGGATCCGCAGCAGATCCACGTCATTTTCCAAGCGATCACTGAAAGCCTCGTTGCCCGAGTCGACCGGCTCGATGCCCAAGTGGCGAAGCTGGGTGGCGACGATGGATCAGTACCTCCGCGCGCATCCGCAGCACGCGGCGGACGTCGTCGACGAGCTACACCATCTCCTCAACCAATTACAGCAACGCAAGAGGACACCAGTCGATGAAAAAACTTAAGGGCATTCGCAAACGCCGTGACAGGTGGGAAGCGTACGTGCGCGTCGCCGGGACGCTGCGCACTAAGACGTTTGAGACGCTCGACGTGTCGGCGATGCGCGCGTGGCAGGAAACACAACGCCGTCTCGCGCCGTACGTCCCGGACCAGGGCACGTTCGCAGCCGATGTACTCGCGTACTTCGCGAAACCCGTCGTCGCGGCGGCGCCCTATATCGATCAGCGGCGCGCGCATCTCGCCCTAGCCGTCGAGGCCCTCGGGGCGGATCGCACGAGCGCCAGCATCACGTCGGACGACGTCGAAGGCCTGCTGCAATCGTGGCTAAAAGCCGGGCTCGCGCCGGCCACGGTCTACCATCGGCGGTCGTCGCTGTCCGCCTTCTTCACGATGCTGAACGGCGCCAGCGGCACGAATCCGGTCAGGGGCACCACGAAGCCGGCGCCGTGGACGCCGCGCGATCACGCCGTGCCACGCGCGACGGTGTTACAGCTTCTTGAGGCGATGCCCGATGAGCGCCGGCCGATGAAAGGGATTCGCCAGCCGTCCGTCGCGCGGCTCGTCGTGCGCGTCCTCATGGAGACGGGCGTACGGGGCGCCGATCTGCGCAAGGTTCGCCGGTCGGATGTCGACTGGACGGCCGGCACGGTGACGATGCCGCGGAGCGGCAAAGGCAAAGGGGCGCGGAGTTGGACGCTCCGTTTAACAGTCGAAGGGCTCGAGGCGCTGCGCGCGTTCGATGTCGCAAATTTGTACGGGGCCTTCAGTCTCGCGGCCGTCAGTCACTCGTTCAAACGCGCCGCGCGGCGCGTGCTCGGGCCGGATACGTCGGTGCATCTCTACTCGCTGCGGCATAGCGTCGGCGCGGATCTGTATCGCACGACGGGCGACCTCGCGACGGTGGGGCGGCTCCTCGGCCACACGCCCGGATCGCCGGTGACGGAACAGTACGCCCGCGGCGCGCACGAGGACGTCGACAGGCAGGCGCTCGCGGCGTTGGCGGCGGCCCGCGCGGCGGCGAGCGTCCCGCCCTTAGAGTTGGCCGCGAAGTTGGCCGCGTCTCCAAAGCTCAGGAAACGCAACAAGTTACAAATTGCGGTCTAGTTTTCCCAAGCCTTGGACACGGGTCCGATTCCCGTAGCCCGCTCTCCTTCAAATTCCCCAAAAGATTCAACAAAACGCCTGGTTTCCTTCGAGAAACCGGGCGTTGTCGCGTACGAGCGACCGGGCCGGATCGTGCCGTTCTATGCCGGGGGCCGGGGGGAAAGTTGGCCGAAAAGTTGGCCAGAAGTTGGCCAGCCGTCGCAAGCCTGGGATACGGTCAGTGGGGTTCAGCGCGGCTTGCGCGGTGTGCGCGGCGCTTGCGTGACGCGCAAGAAATTCCGGGCCGCTTTCGCAATGGCGCGATCCCGAGCGGCGGCGCTGTTGGCGGCGGCCAATGCACTCGGGTCCGGCGCGGCCATGGTCATGCCCGTGGTCGGTCGCGGGCCTTCCAATCCGGCGAAGAACTCCGTCAATGATGTGCCAGTCGCTTCGACAATCTTGATGAAGGTCATCAGCCGCGGGCCCTGGTTGCGGTCCTTCTCGTTTTTGGCTCTCGAAATCTGAGACTGAGCCACGCCGGCGAGTGTCGCTAGATCTTCTTGATTCACTCGGCGGTCGAGTGCTTGAGTGACGACGTGCGCATACTGCGCGCGGAGCCGCGGCCACTCCAATCCCATGCCGCCACGAATATATCAGTGCGGATAAATCCATGCGCGCATAACCATAACTAGCAAGACTCCGCGCGTTTTCTTTGCAAGCCGTATATGAATATCCGTAGTAGAATCCGCCAACAAGTATGCGCATGACGGACGAGGCGGACGAGCGCGCGCGGCTCGAGGCGGCGCTCGAGGCGGCGGGGGTGCCCGAGCACTTGCGCGGCGGCCTGGTGCGGTATCTCGTCGATCGGATCCTCCCGGGCGGCTTCCTGCAAGCGGTCTTAGTGGTCGATGTCCCGCAGGCGATCGCGCGGTATGCCGGCGGGAATCTCGCGGCCGCGGCGTACACGATCGGGGCGGTGCATGGGTTCTTGCTGTTATTCGCGCCCGAGGCGTCGTGGGGATCGGTCGAGAAGGTGACGGCCTGGACGGTCACGCCGGATCGGCTTGAGATCGGCGAGGTGATCTCGCCCGATGATGTCTTCGCCGAGTTCGGCCGGCGCGGCCTCGCGGCGTCGGCGGCCGTGCACGGGATCCTCGGGGACGATCTGGCGGACGCGACGGATCAGGACTTGATCGCGGCCATGGCGATCGAGCTCGAGGCGTGCGAGGCGCCGATCGAGCTCGTCTTGCGGCCGTCCTCGGCGTTGCATCTGGCGGGGTTGCTGCAATTGGCGATGCGACATCCAGCACTCGAGGCGCGCGCGCGGGGCGTGGCGGTGACGTTCCTCGCGCATGTCCGCGCGTACTTCGCCGAGGCGCCGGCGGTCCTCGAGGCGCTGCGGCGCGGCGACGATCCGGAGCGTGATCGATGACGCGGCAACAGATCGCGGACGGGCTCGAGGTGATCGCGCTCCGGCTGGCGAAGGCCGAGGCCGAGACGCCGGCGGGCTTTGCGTCGCACGAATGGGCGTATGTGAAGGGGATCGCGGCGGGGGCGATCATGCGGGTCCGGGATGATCTGGCGCGGGCTGTTGATGCGGGGCGCGATCGATGACGCTGTACGCGCCGGCGCCGGTCTGCGTCGTCCGTGTGCGCTATACAGAACGCGGCGGGCATGTGCACGGCCAAGTGTTCACGGCGCCGCGGGCGGGGGTGACGTTTGCCAAATGCGGGGAGCTCGTCTTTCGTGTCGACGAGTGGCCGGACGTGCGGGCCCGCCTCGAGGCCGTCGTCGAGTTTCTGCCAGAGGACGAGGGCGCGCCGTGAAGGGGCAGTTGCGAATCAACCAGCTTTTCGCCTTCGTGATCGTTGATGACGATGGCACGGAGGGGGTTGTCGGCGTTCGCCTGGGGGATCAATGGTTCCCGCTTATGGGGGCCGATATGGCGCGCGTGGATAGCATGAAAGCGTTGGTGAAGGCCGATCCGATGCTTCGGGGTCGCAAGATCACGATTCTGCGGTTTGGCGATCGTGAGGACATCGGCACGATCGATCGCAGTGACGAGGGCCGCCAGCCGTGACACGTGGCCGGTGGGTGAACAGCGGCGAGTACTACCGGCGGACGCCAGGCGGGCGGCTCGAGCCGGCGGCGCCGGGCGTGCCCGATGCCGTGATTTGTCGGCGGGTCGCGGACTACGCGCCGGCGCCCGTGGGCGGGTTCGTGACGGTCTGCCGGGACTGTGGCGCGTCGGTCGTCACGAATATATCGAAGTATCCGGATCGCCCGTGGATCTGCATGCAATGCGCGGCGATCGCGCCGTTGCCGATCGAGTCGTGATGCCGTACTACGACACGATCGAGGAAGATTTGGCGCGGGCAAAGGCGATTCTCGCCAGAGGGCGGCCGGCGCCCGAGGACGTCGCCGATCTGCCGACACCTGCACTGCGCGCGATGGCGCTTGGCGGCGGCACGATCTACGGCGGCGACGTGTACGCCGCGTACAAGCTGCTCGAGTCCTTCGTCGCCGAGATCGAACGGCTGAGGGCGAGTCAATGAGCACGGACGAGGGCTTGCGCTTCTTCGCGTCGATCCGGAAAGCCGACGGTCAAGACGTGCACCGGGCGACCGAGGATCGCCTCGAGCTCTTGGCGTGGTTGGCGGTGCACGTCGGGCCCGGCGATGTCGTGCTGAGTCTCACGATAGAGGCGACGGGCCCGGCGATCCCGGGCATGATCGCCGCGTTGAAGTTTGGCGCGCGGCGGCGATCCTCGAGCGAGGATCGGAGGTGACGCCGCCGATCGGCGAGCAAGCCCGGAGTGACGCCGCGGCGGACGGCGTCGGGTGTCTGTTCCTGCTGAGTCTAGGCGTCGTCGCGGTCCTGATCGCCGCCGGGCTGTATCACTGGATCACGCGCTGACGCGTTGAAGCGCGGCGAGGTACCGCCGGCGTGCGTGGATAAAGGCAAAGGGCGTCCCGCCGCGATCGGGGTGCGCGCGTACCATGGCCGCCTTGAGTCGGGCGAGCTTCCCGGCCTGAAGCGCCGCCCATCGGCGCCGGTGCCGTCTGAGGGTCTGGCAGGCGCGGCAGCGTTGCTTGCCGTCTTTGGCGCGCGCGGTGTTGGCGACGGTGTATTTGTGGCCGCGTACACAGTGGGTGGCGCGGTCGTGCGGCAACCAGGCGCCGTTTTTGCGGAGCGTGGCGGCGCCTTCGGCCGTCAAGCCATTGGGTCCGTACTGCTCGCGGCGCCTGGCCCACATCGCGCGGGCGCCGGCGGCGTGCGGCGAGTCGCCAGCCAGGATCAACCCTGGGGGCCGTGGTGTTGGCATGGCGTGAGACGGGGCGCCGGGCGCGTCAGGCGGGCGGCAGGGCGCCGATCGGGGGCGCCGTCGAGGGTGGGGGCGTCGGCGCCGGTAACGCCGTGGCGGGCGCGTGGTGCGTCCGGCGCGGGCTTCCCCATCGGATCACGCCGAGCGCGCCGAGGCGCTGCGGGCCGATCGCCGGCGCGATCGTCACGGTCCGCGGTCGCAAGCCGAGCCAGGTCATGGTCACGCCGGCGGCGACGACGACGGTACCGGCCACGATCCACTTGGGATCCGAGCAGTAACAGCCGACGATCAGCGTCGGATCCGGGCCGGGCCTCGGGTCCGCGATCGCGACTTGCCGCCAGGTCTCATGGAGCATCATCCCAAAGCCGGCGCCGACGACGACGATCCCCGACATGGCGACGGTCAGCCGGGCGGCGTCGCCGCTCGCGCTCGAGGCCGGCGCCGGCGGATCCGGGGCTTGCGCCCATGCCGGGCCGGTCAGGATCAGACTGACGAGGACGGCGATCGCGGGTTTCACTTCGGGAGTACCTGGAGCATCAACGCGATCACGGCGAGAATCACGGCAACCCAGAGCGGCGCCCGGTCCATGGCCGCGGCGATCGCCATGACGAAGGCGCCGACAATGACAAAGGTCGTAACGGTCAGCATGCCGGCCTCTCTTTCAAGTCGTACCGTCCGGCCGATTGGCGAGCAGTTTAAGCAGGATCGCCAGCAGGCCGCCCGGGGGCGCTTCCCCGTCCGGCGGCTTAGTGTCGGGACTGTCGGGCCGATTCAGGGCGAGATAGAGCGCCAGGGCTTTCTTAGCCGATGCCTCGGCGTTGGTCACGACTTGATCGATCCGCTCGAGGATCCGATCGGTGTTCAGATCGTCCCGGGCGATGATCGCGGCCGTGTCGCGCGCTTGGGTTTCCCGGGCGCGCTCGAGCATGGCGATGATGTCGTTGAGCAGGGCGACGACTTCGTCGACGTCGGGGTCGGGCGTCGGATCGGGCCCGGGCCCGGGCGCCGGCGTCTCGTCGATCTGCGCGAGTTCGGCCGTCGGTTGCGCCCATCGGCCGGCGAGCGCCGGATCGTACCGTTCTTCCCCGTCGGACGGCATGGCGAGGCCGCCTTGGTCCGTCGCAATATCCCAGAAGCGGCCGTCCTTCGCGATCAGGATGTCCACGGAATAGCCCGCCGAATTGTTGCCGGTCGGCTTCTCGAGGATCCCGATCGTGGCGTCGCGCTCGGTGTTGCTGTAGTAGCCGGCGCGGCGCGTCAACAAGCCTTTGTCTTCTTCTACCTGCGCTTGGTCGGTCCGCCGGCGGATCAGTCCTTCGGCGATCAGTTCCGAGTGCGCGCGCTGGACGAGATCGAAATGGGGATAGCTCATGGGGTCTCCGGTGCGGCCGGCGCGGTGTCGGGCATGGTGATGGTCAGGGTGTCGTCGTCGAGGCGGAACGTCGGCGCCGCCGGATCGAGCGCGAGCTCGCGAAGGGCGGCCGTCTGTTTCTGGTGCGCGGTCGCCAGGTCCGCGCGCGCGTGCACGGCGACGAGCTCGGCGCGTTGTGCTTCGCTACAGAGCGCCCGGAGTTTCCAGTACGCCGCCGCGTCGAGCGTTTTTATCATGCAGAAGGGTCCGTCTTTATGAGCATCGTTGATCCGGTCGCCAGGCTGCGCGCGCTTGCCCGTGAAGCGGCACAGACTCATCACTACGCCGCGCTAACCGACTACAGCACGGAGGCGTGGGCGACACACACGATCGACTTCGCGACGTGTCCGCATCCCGATTGTGTCCTGGTGCGCGAGGCGGCGGATCCGGCGGCCGACGGGTCATCCCCGGACCGTCTCGAGTAACGCGCGGAGCTCGGCGATCGCGGCGTCGTGTTGCTGCCAGCCGACGATCAGGTCGGGTACGAATTTGGAATAGTCCGTCATCCACGGGCGGGCCAGTTCGCCGGTCTCGGTCGTCTCGTCGGTGCCCGGTGACACGGCCCGCGGATAGAGCGCGTGGGCCTCTTGCGCGAAGATCCCGCGGTCGTGCACGCCGTCGGCCTTCCACGTGAAATCGTGCACCACGACGGCGCGGAGGGCGGCGAGATCGGCCGCGGGCCCGTCGTCGGTTTTCAGGCGGCCATCGGACGCCGTGTTGTACGCGACCGTGCCGGCGCCGGTCTGCGTGATCGTGCCGGACACGCCGGCGGCACTATTCATAAAGGCCAGCATCGTCAAGGCGTTGGCCGGGTTGTTGTTTTGAATCACCACCCCGGTGTGCGTCTGATCGCTCTGGACGATCAATTGTGCGTTCCCCGCATTGGTGGCGGTGTTAACAAACACTTCGCCCGTCGGCGTGATCCGCAGGCGCTCGCCAAAGTTCGTCCAGAAGCGGATCGGCGCGGGGGTGTTCGTCGCCATCGAGAGTCCGCCCGTGCCGCTCGCCAGGACCACGGACGCGTTCGGTTGTAAATACACATTCGGCGTGTAGAGGGAGGAACACGCGAGCAGTTGAATCTGGTTCGCGACGGTATCGTTGCCGACGCTGATCGCCGCCGAATTGGCGACGCCCGCTAACGAATTCCCTACCCGTACCTCGTTGGCGCCGACGCCGCCGGTGACAAACCCATGGATCCCAAAGCCCGAGACGCTCACGAGGCCGACAACCGATTGCGGGCCGGTGAACGTGTTCCCGCCGTCGAGTTGCGCGACCTTCGCGAGCGCGGCGTCAATCTCGTTGTAGATCGAGGTCTTCACCGCGTTGTTCAGCACGGTCCCCGTCGTGCCCGTGCCGTCGTCGTCGATCCAAGCGGTGCGCGTGATGGTGACGGACATTTAGGATCCTTCCTGCCGGATCAGGCGGAGTAGTTCTTCCGCCGAAAAGCGGAGGCTCGAGGCTTCGACGGTAAACGCGGGGTGGAGATTCGGCACATTGAACCGCGACACGGTCACGCGTTGGATCCGGAAGGCGCCGCGGAGGTTCACCGGGGCGCCGAGGTTCACGTCGACTATGGCGCCGGCCTGCGTGTTGAGGTCGCGGCACACGTACGAGACGGAGATCACGCCGACTTTTCCCTCGCTATCGAGCGCGCCGACGAGGTCGAGCCGGGCGCGACAGCGGGCGACGCCTTCGGTGTAGGACAGCCGGCCGTCTTGGATCTCGTCTTCGATGATCCCATCACTGCCGGCCAGTTGCGCGCGGACGGCTTCTTGCGCCTCGAGATCGTCGACTTGGACAAACAGGTTGACGGCGTCGCCTTTCAGAATTTGGTACTTGATCGCGCCGACGCCGGTGGTCGGGATCCCGGTGAGCATGGCCGCCGCGGTGGCCGTGGTGTTGAAACTGATCGTGGCGGTGATGGCGCCCGGGCCGCTCGGCGGGATCCCAAGTAAGGCATTGCCCGAGATCCCGGTGTAGCGGATGTTTTGCGAGCCGACGATCGCCCATCCGCCGGCCGGCCGAAAGGCGGCGACCGTCGCACAGGGCAGGGTCGGCGATCCCGCCATGACGTTGCCGGTCGGTTGCTGCAACAGTGACGTGTCCGAGCTCGGGGCGTTGGCGCCGAGGGCGGCGTCGAGGATCACGTCGAGGTACGCCGTCGTCGTGTTGTCGGCCAGGGTGACGAGCGTTTGCAGTTGGGCGGCGCCGGCCTTCGTGCGGTAGACGACGCGCGCGGTCACGGCCGCGGCGCCGAGCGGGATCGCCGAGAGTTGCACTTGCGCGGCCTGCGCGGTCCCGACGGTGAGCGCCGGCGCGCCGAGGCTGGCGTCGGGGACGGTATCGACGTAGTCCGTCGTCGCGTTGTCGGCGATCGTCGTGACGAGTTTCAACGTCCCGCCGCCGGTGTTGGCGGGCGTCCGGTAGATCTTGCGCGACAAGACGAGCGCATTGCCGATCGGGATCTTCGTCAGGGGGATCTGTCGGAGGACGGCCGTGTTGTCGGTCGGCGGCGCGGCGCCAAGGCCCGCGTTGGGTGTCGTGTCGTCGTAGGTCGTCGCGCTGTTGTCCGGCAGGGTGGCGACCAGGCGCAAGCCGGCGCCGCCAGAGCGGCGATAGATCCGACGTGTCGCGCCGGCGCCTTGCGCGCTCGGTACCTTGGGAATTTGCGTCAAGTGGACGGTTGCCACGGCCCGCGGGGTGCTGCCGGCGGTGTTGCTCGGCGGGCCGAGTTGCCCGCTCGAGCTATACCAAAACCCGACTTGCAGATCGTTATAGACCGTCGTCGTGTTGTCGGCGAGCGCGTACTGATAAATATTGCCGGTCGGTACGGTGCCGGTGACTTGGATCCGATAGAGGCGGCGCGCGGTCGTCCCTGGCGGCCCGATCGGAATGTTGGTCACGTTGACTTGGTTGGTCGGCGCCGTGATCGTGGTCGCGCCGAGGGGTCCGATCGTCGTTTCGCCGTTCGCCGTCACGAACGTGATCCCGACTTGGACATGGTCGCCGACGGCCCATCTGTTCGTGCTGCCCGCCGTTTGTGTCAGGGTCGGCGCCGCCGTCGGGGGTGTGACGGGGACCAGTTGCGTGCCCGTGGTGATCTGCCCGCCGATCGGGCCCGCGGGCGTCTCGCCGCTGGCGGCCGCGACAAACGACACGGCGTAGTCGTGCGGACCGGGATCCGGTCCGAGGCCGGGATCGACGCGATCCGGCGTCGGGGCCGTCGTGGGCGGCGCGAGCAGATCCGTACTCGCGGCGATACGTGGGCCGGGGACGGTTTCGCCGGTCGCGATCACAAACGCGACGGCGTAGTCGTGGACGCCGGGATCGGGGCCGGCGCCAGGGCCAGGCGCGCCCGGGGTCGGCGCCGTCGGCGGGGGCAAAAAGACGCCGACGGGGACGGTCAGCCGCGGGCCGGGGATCGATTCCCCGTTCACCGTCTTGAAGGTGACGGCGTAGTCGTGCGATCCGACGTCGACGCCGGCGCCCGGTAACAGCGTGGCATTCGGCGCGCCCGTCGGCGAGGCGCCCGGGCCGACGAGCGATCCGCCGCCGGCGCCCACGATCCCGCCGTACGTGATCCGCTGTTGGCCGACGAGCACACGGCCGCCGGTCTGCACGTACCACGCGGCGGTCTGCACCGGGAGTAACGAGGCGCCTGGCGCGATCGCGTCGAGGGCCTCGGATCCGCCAAAGACGCCGTAACAGCGCGTGGCGACTTGCGACAGGTCGCGGGTCCATTGGATCGTGTGCAAGGTCGGGTGCACGGCGTTGATGATGGTCGGCGCGGTGATCGTCGTGTTCTCGAAAAAGAGATGCACTTGCTTGTGGTAGTCGCAGAGGTATTCCCCGCCGACGCGTTTGACCAGCTGCGCGAGCGCGCCGGCGAGCTCTTGCTCGGTGAAGGTGATCTGATCGAGGCGCTCGGCGGCGATGTCGGGATCGACCAGGAGCGTGTACCCGGGCGCGTAGGTCATGAGGGCGGCCGCGACGGCGCCCACGGTCGTGGCGCTGTAGTTGCCCGAGACTTTGTACCGATTGAGTCCCCACGTGTAATCGATGCACGAGACGTCAAACAGCATGTTGCGCGCGGCCGGTTTGCCGGCGTAGCGGTGCACGGTCGCGAGGATCGTGCCGCCAAACACGCGCGTGTCGTTGTTGGCGCTGCCGATCGTGACGATGACGTCTTGGCCTTCGATCGGTACCCAGCCGTACGCGGTAAACGCGAGGGTGTCGGCCGTACCGCTGATCTGATCGGACTTCGTCAGCGAATCGGCGATCACGCCTTCGCCGAGGCGGTGTCCCCATGCGCGGTGGATGCCGTCGATGCTGATAAACGGATGGCTGCTGGTGTAGTTCGATCGCGTGGCGCCCGATCGCGCGACATTCGAGAGCGCGTACAACGGGACTTTGGCGCCGAGGAGCACGGGGTACCCGGAGCGGGTGACGCCCGAGCGCGCGACGCCGGCGATCGCCTTGGTCAGCATGGGATCAGGTGCCGTACGGCAGGCGGACGCCTTGGCCGCGGAGCAAGCCGACTTGCGCCTCGGCGACGGCGCGCGCGATCGCTTCGGGCGTCCCGAGCGGGTGGCTGATATTGAATATCTGCGTGACGCCGCCGCCGCGGCCCGAGGGGATCACGTCGGATCCGCCTGGGAGATTGACCAATTCCGGACCGCGCTCGCCGACGATCGCCAAGCCGCCCGAGAAGTTATTCACGCCGCCGGCAAACTGCGGGAAGTTGCTTTTCCCGGAATAGAGATCAAACCAATTCTTGGGCAAGTTGCCGCCCGGCCCGAGCGGGACTTTCGATCCCGTCGGGGACACTAGGTAGTTCTGCCCGAAATCCTGCTCGTAACTCGAGCCGGGGAGCTTCGTCCCGCCCTGCAACGACTGGATCGCCGAGGCGCCTGCGGCGGCCATCTTTTTCACGCCGTCGATCGCCTTGTTCGTGATGTTGTCGATCGTCTGTGACGACGTCCAATCAATTTCGCTCGCCTTGATCGCCGCCTCTTCCCAGATCTTGGCGCTGAAGTCCGACAGTTGTTGCGCGGACGCGCCGGTCTTCTCGAAGGCGTCGATCTGTTTCTGGGCCGACTCCCACACTTTGGCATCGGCGTAGGCGGCGCGACTCATCGTCTGCTTGTTGTATTCGTCCGTCAGGTGTTCATCGAGGGCGATCAATTGCGTCGCCGCCCGGCCCTTGCCTTCGATCTCCTTCTGCATCGCGTCGTTCTGCGCTTTGCTCAGGCCGAGGAAATTGGTTTCGATCGCCTTCGAGTGATCGCCTTCGATCTTTTCGATCGCCTTTACTGTCGCTTCGTGCTGCTTGAGCATCTCGGCGAGGGCTTGCGCTTGCGCTTGGGAGAGTTGCGGAAACGCCGCGGCGACGGTGGCCACCGAGGCGCCGGCCTTCAAGTAGTACGAGGCTTGCTCGGCGATCTTCGGGTTGATGTTGGCGACGGTGGCGGCATAGTCGTTCCCCATCGAGTTGAGCTCGGCCCAGGCGCCGGCGTACTTCTCGGCGGCCTTCTCGGCGGCGTCGGTTTCCTCTTTCGTCGCATGCAGGCCCTTCTTGACGTCCTCGATCGGCCCGACGAAGGCGACGGCGGTGTCGATCAACCGCGACTGAATATTCGCCAGGGCGGTCGCGCCGCCGAGCCCGGCGGCCGTCGCGTCTTTCATGAACTGCCAGAAGTTCCCCCAGCTCGAGGTTGCCTGTCGGGTGCCTTCGATCATGTCGGCGATCATGGTGCCCGTGACTCGGGTCACGTCTTTGCCGAGCGTGTCCCAGGCGTCTTGCGCGCGCTCGAGGGCGGCGATCGTCTCGTTGGACATCTTGGAGGCGGCGGCGGCGGTCCCGCGAAAGCCTTCGGTGATCGCCGGCAGGAGCTCGGCGGCGCTCTTGCCAAAGAGCGCCAGCGTGACTTGACTGCGTTCCATCGGATCGGGGATCTGCGCGATCGCGTCGGTGATCGCCAAGAAGGCGTCTTCCGGCTTCATGTTGCGGATCGTGTCGAATTCCAGGCCGGCCTGGCGCAAGGCGGCGACGGTGTTCTTGTCGCCTTCCGCCAAGCCTTTGTTCATGCGCGTGATCGCCGAGCCGACGGCGTCGAGTGACGATCCGGCTTGCTCGGCGGCGTATTGGAATCCCTGCACGGCCTCGGCGGAAATGCCGAGCCGCTCGCCCATGTCATGGATCGCGCTCGCACTATCGAAAATGCTTTTCGTGAAGGACAACACGCCGCCGAGACTGGCCTGAATACCGAAGGCCGCCAGATAGCCCTGCGCGGTGCTCAACGCGGACGCCCAACCGCCGGTGGCCTCGGCGGTGTTCTTCGTGGCGTCGGCGAGCCGCTGCATATCGGCGGGGACCGTCTGCCCCATCTTGATCAGCTTTTCGGCGCCTTCCGAGGCGATCGCCGACATGCGCGCAAGTTCCTTTTCCGTCAGGACCGCGGCGCCGCCGACGTCCTCCACGGCCTTCGTCGCCAGGTACGCCTGCTGGACGATCTTTTGTCCTGATACCGAGTCGGCCATTTTGTTCAGCGCGGCCGCGGTCGTGTTCGCGCCCGTCTCGAATCCCTTCAAGGACGCCTCGGCGTCGGCACACGCCGCGGTGAATTTCGAGAAGTCCGCGTTAAACACACCTTGTAAGGCCATGGGCTTACTCGTCGCGATCGCGCGCGCGTTGTTCCTCGGTCAGCAAGTCGATCAGTACCTCGTAATCGTCGAGGCTCAAGGCTCGGACCCACTCAACACGCCAGCCCGTCCGGAGGGCGACGCGGAGATCGCTGGCGATGTCGTCGCGCCACCCGGTTTTTTTTTGCGGGCGTCGCGGGCGTCGCTGATCGTCTGTTCGTGGGCGTCGAGCGCGTCGTCAATTTCCCGGTACGTATCCATGTCGAGCGCGTCGATCGCCGACTCGCCGACGGGTTCCGGCCGGCCGTCAAAGTCCACAAACGACCAGGCCACGATGTATTCGACGAGCCGCGTTTTGCCGACGAGCTCGGGATCCAGGGTCGTCCGTTCGCCGGCCCGCATGTCCCGGACCATGCCGGCAAAGACGCGCCGTTGCTCGCCGGCGTTTAATTCGCGCTTGACGTCGATCCATTCGTCGTCGGACAAGGGGAGTCGGACGATCCCGGGTTGCACAAAGCGGCATCGGCTCACGGTCGCTGTCTCCTTCACTGTTCCGGCGGTCCGAGGCGGGCGATCAGCGATCGGCCGCCGAGTTGGATCGACACGATGCCCCAGGCCCATTGCCCTTTGCGGGCGCCTTCGTGGGGCGCGGTAAACAGCAGCGAGGATCGCCGGAGCATGAAGGGCTCGGCCGTGGCGATCGTCGCGCGGAGGGTCCATTGCCCTTGCACGCGCGCGATCGACCACGTCGACAGCCGGGCCGCCGTGTGGTACCCCCAGACGATCGACGCCGCGGTGCCGTGGATCCGCAGAGCGTCAAACATGGCGCGCGCGTGTTACGGCGCGGTCGCCATCGTCCACGGGCCGGCGGCCTTGAACGTCGAGGTGACTTTCGGGGCGCCTTTCACCGAACAATCAATATCGGCGTCGAGGTACGCCAAGCCGGACCACTTAAAGAGCGGTTCCGTGGAATTCGGTTGGAGCTCGAGCATCCCGGGCGTCGCCGCATCGGCCCCATCGAAGATCGTCGTGTCGGCAGAATTCCAGAATCCGCCGAGCGAGCCCGAGACGTCTTTGAGGCCGGGGATGTAGACCTTATTGAGATCCTGAAAGCAGGTCACGTCCTCGTAGTCCTGCTTGAAGGACGCCTTCCACGTGTTGATCGAGAGGATGGCGACGGGGGTCGTCGCGGCGGGGTCATACAGTACGAGGCCGTAGCGTCCGGTGAGAATTGCCATGGTGTCCTGCCCTTTCGTGCTACTCGATGTCCACTTACACGCCCGGGATGGAGGCTTGCACGCGATAGTTACCGCCGCGGTGTTGCCAGCGAATGGTGTCGTCGACTTCGTCGACTTCGGGATAGCGGAAGCGCCCTTCCCGACACGTCACCATATGGACGTAGCCGGGAATTGTGAGGGGCTGATCCTCGAGGAGCTGATCGATCCGATGGGCCGCGGCCTTGACGTCGGCGCCCGTGCGCTCGAGCGCGACGGCCTTGATCATGTACAACACGTCCTCATAGCCGCGGCTGCCGAGCACGGGCTCGTCGGTCGCTTCGATCACCGAGACGATCACAAACCGTTGGGCCTTCGGCGCCGCGACGCCGAAGTACACGCCGTCCGGCATCAAGCCCGCGAGCGTCGCATCGGCGAGGAGCACGCCCACGATCGCGTTATCAATGGCGCTCGAGTCCGGCACGGTGATCGGGCTCATGGCTCACTCCCGGTCACTTGCAAGCCTTGGCGCTCGAGGACCGCGCGGAGCCGGTCGTACATCTGTTTCCGGGCCTTGATCATGGTCCGCACAAAGACGTGCGTCGGCGGTTGGGACGTTTTCCCCCACATGGCGCCGGTGCCCTTCCCGCTTTTCCAGTGCCGGGCTTGCGTCCCGTTTTCAAACATCCAGGCGTGAAAGCCGGCGCTCTTGATGCGCGCCGAGGCGCCGTAGTCGCTGGTGTCAGTCGTGATCGAGAGACGACGGGCGAGATTGCCCGAATGTTCGTGCGCTTCGTACACCTGGCGGACTTCGCGCTCGGCGCCGTACGCCGCGGCTTCGACATAGGACGCGGCGTCCTCGGCGAGATCCGCCGGTAGGGATTGCAGGGCTTCCTTGAGCTCGTCGAGGCCGGTGAAGACAAAACGGTTGTCGCTCATGACACGACTTCCGCGCACACGAGCTCGAGGATCCGGCGGCGTTCGTCCAAGTCGCGCGCCTCGATCACGTTGAAGATCCGCCCGTCGAGCACGAGCCGCGACGTGCTGGCGACGTCGGTCCGATACCGGCCGCGGACCAGATGCAACGCCGTGGCGATCGTGGTGCCGGCGGTCGGCGCTTCGCCGGCGGCGCGGGCCGCCGTCCCGAACGACACGAACCACGTCGCCGGATCGGCATCGGCCCAGGTCTGGGTATAGCCGCCGTCGCCGTCGGGCGCCAGCGTCCCGGGCTGTTGCACCGTCACCACTTGCCGATAGGCGCCGGCGCCGATCAGCCGATCGCGTTGGGCCGCCGCCAGGCCGCTCGGCATTAGGCCAGCACTCCATCGTGATAGGCGCGCAAGAGCTCGCGGACCATGGTGGTCGGGCCCTCGCCCTCGGGGCGCGCCGGCGCCTCGTCATCGCCACGGTACCGATCGAGCTCGCCGACTTGCACGAGGATCGCGGCGACGACCACGGGCGGCACGGTCGCCACGGTCCACGCGTCGGCGATCGCTTTCGAGCGCGGCGTGACGCTGCACCAATTCACAATGTGGGCCTCGGCCTGATCGACCAGGCTTTGTAAGTCCACGTCCTCGGCCGTCGACGTGATCCGCAAGCGCGCCTTCGCTTGCTCGAGCGTGACGAAGGCCGCCACGTTACCGGCGCCTTTCGCTCAACACGAGCGTCCAGCAGTCTTTGCCTTGCGGGCCGGCCGGCTTGCCGGTCGCGTCATACATGACGGCGTCCGGCGCCAGCATGGTCGGGACGCCGCAATGCCACAGCGCGCTCTTGTACCGGACCACATGGCCCGGCAGGTATTCGCGGCCGGCGGCGTAGTCCTGTTTGAAGCGCAGGATCGGAAACGTGACCGATCCGATCACTTTCGCGGTGTGGTCCCCACGCATGGCCTTGATCGTCACGGTCGCGTCGTCGATCTGCTCGAGGGCGAGATCGTCATAGTCGAGGCCGTCGAGACCATCCTTGCCCGCCACGCCGGCCGGGCCCGGCACGGGCGCGCGCGTCTCGAGGACGGCGACGCGCTCGCGTAGGGTGCCGACGTCTTTGGTGGCGTCGAGCGCCTGCGCGATCTGCCCGGCCATGGCGATCTGTTGCATTTGCACATCGGCCTGGGCCTTCGCGACGAGCTCGAGGATCACGGGCGCGAGCCCGTCGACGATCGCCGTGATGTCCGCGTCGGTCATGCGGCGGCCTTCCGGATCGCTTTCGTGAGGCGGTGCCGGACCGCGGCGGCGACTTGCTCGGGCGTCAGATCATCGGCCGCCGGCGGGGCGACCATCGGCGCCGGCGTCGGCTTCGCAAACGGCGCATTGGCGTCACGCTGCGCGAGGGCCTCGAGCGAGAAGTATTGCTGTTGCATGTACGGCGTGTCGCCGCCGGTGACGGGCCCGAGGCCAAAGTACTTGCGCCTCGCTTCGTCGGGCGACATCCCGCCGGCGCCGATCGCGTCGTGGGCGGCCTTTACTTTGGTGTTGGTGTCCATCCAGATCAGATCGTCGATGTCAAACTCGGTTCCGTACTGGTGCCCGTTCACGGGCTCGAGGATGCCGAGGCCTTCGTCGAGGCTGGACTCAAAATTGGTCAGCAGCGATTGAATGACTTGCGAGTAGTACTGCTGGAGGAGCGGCTCCACGTTGGCGTACGGCGGCGGCGGGCCGACGCCGATCATGTAGGGCGGGACGTGATAGCACGAGCACACGGTTTCCGCCGTCCATTTGAGTTGCTCGATCAATTCGGCATCCACGGCGTTCATGGTGAGCGCCGTATATTTCAAGTCGGTCGTAAAAAACGCCGTGCGGCCGGCGTTGATCGCGGTGCTCAGTTCGTCCCAATCGGCCTTGGCGTTGTCGAGTTGGGCTTTCGTCATGCCGGCCGGCGCCGTCACGATCCCGCTCGGGCGGCTGCCCTTGGTGAAAAACGTGGTCGAGCTGTTCTGAATCGCGAGGCCTTGCATGGCCGCCAGGCCGCAGGCGTAGATCGGCGAGACGCCGATCAGCGGGTGAAACAAGCAGATCATCGTGTCGTGGATGATCTCGCGCGCCGGCACGATGATCGGGAGCGTCTCCGGCCCGGCGAGGGTGTCGCCGCCGAGCTCGTACCGTTGCAGTTCGTAGTAGACGCTACCGTCCGGCGCCACTAACGGCGTCACCCGGCACGGGTCGAGCACGTACAGCGCGACGACCACGCCACGCTGATCGCGTTGCTTGATCACGTACGTATTGCCCCAAATGAGCTTGGACGTGATCCATTGCT